CACGGTGGCGTGGTTCAAGCGCTATGTAGGCGGAGAAGGCTAGCCCGGACTGGCGGCGCCAAGGGTAGACGGCAGCCGCTGCGATATGCCGCTCGAAGCTGCCGTTGGCCTGCTTGGTTGCAGCCTTCAGATCCACGCCTTGCGTTGGCGCCTCAGCGCGATGCCATCACGCATATTCAAACCCAGCAGGATAATGTTCACTGCGCCTGTCGAAGAAGATGTCGATCACAGTGCGCATTGACTCAGACGTCTTGGCTTGGCTGCGTTCGCAAGGGAAAGGCTATCAGTCTCGCATCAATGCGATTTTGCGAAGAGAAATGCTGGCTTAGCTCCAAAAAATACAAGCAAAGCCGCATGGAATTAATAATTGAAGGAATGCAAAGAGGGAGAGCATCTACAGTGAAAATGACTCGTGACCGACCTTGGCGTCACTTTCCAGAGGTGGGCGCTTAGGGGTAGGCGCTTCTATAAGCGAGGCCCTTGAAACGAGGCCTCGTGTGCCTCGGGCGCTCTTCAATATCAGCACGACTTCGGCTTGCATAACGATCGAAAATCATGCTATAGTTCCGCTTCTTCAGTTCCCCGATAGCTCAGTCGGTAGAGCGACGGACTGTTAATCCGCAGGTCACAGGTTCGAGCCCTGTTCGGGGAGCCACCGAATACCGAAAGAAATCAAGCCCTTACAGCCAACACGCTGTAGGGGCTTTTTCTTTGCCTTCTCGCCGTTTACGTTTGGTTTACGTTTTTCTGTAAATCACACGGCCATCACCCGATACGGTGCCAGCAGGCGCTCATACGTCGGATTGCTGAATAATTGTCGGTCAGCCTGCCCTTCCCGATTCTCATACAAGTCACCCACGGCCAGCAAGACGGCGGCTTTGATCGGAGCGGGAAGTAAGGGGTCGTCTAGGTCGATTGATTCGACATTCAGGTGGTTAGCCACCGCAGCCACGCCAGCGTCCAGATAAAGGCTGATCGTATCGTCTTCGTCGTCATGGTCAACGCGAAGGTGCAGCTTTACATCATCTAGAATCATCATCCCTCGTTCACTCCTGTTTCGCACATTAGTACGAGGCGATGACGGTTATTGTCTGGCAAGATTGCCTTTACGTTGAACACGGTATCGCCTGCCTTCAACCTCATGGACGGTTCTAGCCGGAAGTAGCGCGTAGTGATACGCCACGTCGTCGCGGCTTGCTCCGCAGCAGCCGCAATGAACTCGCGGCCATTGATTCCCTCGATAGCAGCCCATACCAGCGCGACGTTTTGCCAGCCTCCGCTACCCGGAATGGGGAATCCGTTTTCATCGTTTTCCACTGGCAAATTCCTCTGTAAAGCCAGTCGGTGTCTGAGTCGTCCAGCTTGCATATCAGTTCTCCTAAATGGTTGCCGGTCGCGCCCGCGTAAGGATCACGGGCCACCGGCTGACGGGGTTTTCCGGACACGTGGCACTCACCGTCTAATCCACGTCTGGCTAATCCGGTTCACCGGCCCCGGCCAGCAAGGGTCGAAGGCTGATGCCCTCAAACAAAGAAAATCTCATCTGGTACACCCTGTGTTTGCTCGGTTCGGGTTGCCACACCAAAAGCCATTGCCAATGCCTGTATGCCATCGATGCGTCCAGTCGGGTGGCTCTTGTCCAGTTTGCGATTGCCTGCCGGGTCTTTGGTCGTCGTGGCATTAGCCGCGCACATAGTCAGCACCGGATGATTGCCGTGTGCGACTTCCTCATTCAGCAGGGCCGCTTCCAGGGCATCCAGGGCCGGGGACATATCTTTGAATCCTTGGCCCCACTCGACCAGCGGGAAGTCCAGCCCCAGGCGGTCTAGCTCGCGCTTGAGTACGTCGATTCGCCAGCGGTCGAAGGCCACGGCCTGAATATCCACATCGGAAAGAATCTCGGCCATGTCGTGGGCCACCTGCTCATAGTCGATTGCAGCGCCGTCAGACACGCGCAAGTAACCCTGTTGCACCCAGGTTTGATACGGTGCCCTGTCGCGGCGCTCACGCTCCTGTAGGCCCGTTTTCGGCGTCCAGAAGTAGGGTTGCACCTGCCAGATACCGTCTACTTGGCCGATCAATACCAGGGCCGTCAGGTCAGTGCGGGCGGATAAGTCCAGGCCAGCGAAAACTGGCCCATCCTCAAATTGTGGTTGGGCACTGTTCGCCATCCATACGTCAGGACTGATAAAGGGGGAGTCCAGGCTCACCCGCTGATTCAGCAGCAGGTTCCGGGCGGTGTTCGCCATTGAAGGCATACGGGCCGCCTGCTGCATCTGTTCGCGCAGGTCGTCCAGGCTGCGGAATGTACCCAGGGCCGGGTTAGCAGCCTTCCAGGCGGATTCATCCAGCAGGTCGCAGTCCTTCGGAGCCTCGTACACCTTGCAGACCGTGCGGGGGTCGTTGCTGGCTTTGGCGTCGTCAATCCATGTTGAAAGCAGGTCGGCGTCAGACGCGGCCTGAGTGCTGATTGCAATCAGAAGCGGGTTCTCATGCGCGCCTTGGCTTGTCGTGATCGCGTCTACGAAGTCAGATTGTGGGCCTCTTATCTGGCCGATCTCGTCCAGAATGGCGAGCACCGGGCTTAGGCCGTGGGCGGTCTTGCCGTCAGCAGCCAGCGCCCTGTATTCCACGTTCAGGTTCAGGCCGATTAGACGCTTACCACTGGGTACGATGCGCACCAGTTCGGCCAGACGCGGGGATTGCGTCACCATCTTCGCGGCCAGATTGAACACCAGGGCGGCTTGATCGCGGCTCATGGCACCAGACACTATTTGACTGTTCAGGCGGGCTTCCGGCCCCACCAAATGAGCCAGCAGCAGGCCCGCTATCAGGCCGGTTTTGCCGTTCTTTCTGCTCACGCTCAAGATCGCGCGGCGTGTCCCTGCCGGGCTGTCATACACATCACGAATGAAGTCCTTCTGAAAATCGGCCAGCACCATCGGTTGCCCCACCAGCGCGCCTTCAGGCGTCACGCAGTAGGACTCGATGAAGCGGATGATCTTCTCAGCGCGTGTCATTGAACGGCCCTCAGACGCGGTATAAGCCCGTCGTCGTCTTGCTCGGCGTCACGCTCCAGGGCGAGCGTTTTTCCGTTGTCCCTGGCCCTGCCTAATTTCGCTTCGGCGTGAGTGTGTAGGATGCGGCTCAGACTCACCACACGCTTACTGAGCGTCTCCAGCATCTGCGCTGCCGGGTTGATCTTCCCGTCGATTACATAGCCTTCAATGTCGATCTGAGCCTGTAGCGTCAGAATGTCAGCTTGTGCCCTGGCCATCGTCGCGGCGGTCACCAGATCGGCTTCGTCCCAGGTATGCCTTGCCCTGGCCTTCATGATCGCTCGCCAGTGCGGTTTATCCTGCTCGCGCAGGGTCACGTATTGCGGCGGCTCCAACGGCCCCAGGGCGGCGTTTTGCGCGGCCTGTACTGCGGCTTTGGCACTGTCGCTTCGTGGTCGTCGTGGGGTCGTTTTCATGGGTCAGACTTCGGACTTAGGATTCAAAAAAGGGGGGGCGGCCGGTCTAGCGCGGTCAGCCCCTCGTGATTTCTCCAGATCAGCGCACACCTTCGCCCACGGATGATCTGGATCAAGCGGCATTCCGTTCACATCGCAGCCCATCACCGGCTTCTTACCGTGGCGCTCCCGCATGGTCTTGTGCGAGTGGCAGCTATGGCACAGCCCTTGCAAGTTGCTCATGCGGTTGTCTGACGGGTCGCCGTTCACATGGTCGGCATCCGTCGCAGGCGTGATATGCCCTCGCCTGTAGCATTCCTGGCAGATCGGATCACGCGCTAACACTCGCTCCCTCAGCTTGCGCCACGCGGCACTGTTCAGCGGTATGGTGCGCCGTGGGTCGGCATCGCGTCCGGTCGGGTTCGATCTTGGCTTCAGCAGGGCCGGTACGTTCGGATGAATGCGGTTTGGCATTACTCGGCCTCCTTGCTCGGGTACGGTGCGGTCGGCGTCGTGGGGGCTTTTACGGGTTGGTCGTGAAAGTCGTCGATGCCGTCCAGCGGGGGCAGGTTCTCAAGCTCACGCGCCTCAGATGGCTTCATCCAGCCCGATTGAATGCCCGATGCATAGAAGGCGGCGCGGGTCGTGGAATCCCCTCTCAGCAGCCCTTCAGCCGAATGCTCGACATAGAACGTATTGCGTGCCGCCTCTGACAGACACACCGCCTCTATGGCCTGCTCCCACCGGGTCATCCAGGTTCGCAGCGTCGTCACCACGAAGGCGCGGAACATCTCAGACGAATTGCTGTACGTGCCATTGCGCAGGTCGCCAATGAGCGTTGGCGGGCATCTGAAGATACGAGCCACTTCCTCGACACTGAATTGACGTGAAGCCAGCCACTCAGCATCCTGCAAAGACATACTGATAGGCCGAAACGTCAGACCAGCTTCCAATACAGCAGTGCGGCCAGCGTTGCCTGTACCGCTGTACTGAGCCTGCCAGCTTTGCTTCAAGCTGTCGCGCTGTTCGGGCTTTAAGGTCGCGGCGGATTCCAGCACACCACTCAGGCGGCCAGCATTGCGGAAGGTGCTCACGCCGTGCTGTTGTTCTTCCAGGGCCAGATCAAAGGTGCTGCGGGCTACCTGTATAGGACTCATGCCCAGCACCCCATCGTTACCCAGGCGACCGCGCAGGTGTAGGCACTCACCTTGCAGCAGACGTACCACACGCCCATTGTCGGAATACTCGTAGGCCAGCTTGCCAGACGGCAGGCGCAGCACAGACACATCACGTATTTGGTGAAGCGCCTTTACTTGGCCGGTATGATCGCGCTCGATGCGGGCAAAGGCGTTGCCGGTCAAAAGCACGGCAGCGGTCATACTCTCCCGGAATTCGAAGGCGGTCGTTTCCTCATTCGCCATGCGGTTGAGCGCCTTATGTAGCGGATGCGAGCGCACCTTGTCACTGCCTTGGTAGACGGCGAAGGGAAGGCTTGCCAAGGTCTCGGAAATGAGGCTCACACACGCCCAGACGGCGGCCAGGCCTTCAGGGTTGTTGTTGCCGGCACGCAGGGCCGCGAAGTCCTGCCAATAGCTGTCACCCCCAGGCGCTTGATTCGTGGATCGCTTCTCATACCCCAGACGGGTCAGCATTCGGTTCAGCATATCGTCTCCAGCCAAGCGCGGTTAACGTCGAAGGGTCGAAGGCTGCGGGCTTCAACTGTCGTGGCGGCATAGGCCGGATGCGCTTGGACAATGCTCACCTCGTGAAGCTCGACTTGTCGAAGCTCACGCAGGTCACCTTCCCAGGCGTCGTCTATCGCACGAAAACCAAAAGACATGCCCCCCAGGTCGCCACGTTCAGCCAGGGCCAGCAGATCACGGCCAGCTTGCGTATCGGGTACAGCGAGCGAGAAATAAAGCCCATCGTCGTCTTCCCTCAGTTCCAGCGTGTTCGACTTAGTGCGCCCCAGCAGCACGGCGGGGTCGTGGTCGCGTAGACAGAGAATGTCCCGGCCAGACGCCAGCGACTGCCGGAACGCACCGGGCCGGATCACTTCTCGAAAGTCAGCAATCCGGGCCTCAGTGTTAAATCGCGCGGCATACCCCACCAGACGGCGGTTAGCCACCGTCAGGGAAGTAGCGGCGCGTCGTTCCAGCGTCGTCATGGTTAGATCGCCACGTCGTCAATGACAGCGAACGCTTCAGGGCGGCGTACCGCTGCGTCCATCGTGGTCAGGATGCGAATCTGCACCCCACCGCGCGCGTAGGCCGCACCGTAGGGGTTTGCCAAAATATCCACCGCGCCCCAGGTGCCGATCAGCAGCTCAGAGAAGTCACCCACCAGCACCCGGCCAGCCACTACGTCATCGTTGCTGTCGATCACGTTGTCCAGTTGCTGCGTCACCGCCACCGGAATACCTGCCATTTGGCCGTTTTCCATCAGGTAGGCGGAACCAGCAGACGCGGCCTTCAAAGTGCTGCGCAGTTTGGTTGCTACCGCTGGCGTTGTCAGCCAGTAGTTCGGGTTGATATGGCTCAGGTTCAGGTCTTCAATCACCTTCAGCACAGCTTCCCAGGTCAGGGTTGCCAAGGTGCCGGTGCCCGTGGCGGTATCCACCAGACCAGCAGGTTCCTTCACACCGTTGCCGTGAATCAGGGCACGGTCTACGGCCAGACCGATGACTTTCACGAAGTCGTCGCGCACCAGGGCTTCAATATCCGGGTTGCTTTGCTGGATCAGTTGGCGGGAAAGTTCGGTCAGTGCGCCCACATGGCGGGGTTGCAGCGTCACCGTGTCGAACGTCAGCGGGTCGGTATCGGTCAGGGCATCGCCTTCAGCAAGCCACGTTGCAGCGGTCGTGCTGGTCTGCTTAGGGATCACCACGTTGCCGCGCAGGCCAGACAAGGTTCGAGCACCCAGGCTGCGCACAATGGCGCTGTTGCGAAGCAGGCCAATGAATTGATCAGCGCGGAAGTCTTCGGGAACGATGCCGTCAGCCGTGGTCGTGGTGTTGGCGGCGCGCTTCTCAAAGATCGAAGCAGGCACCAGCACCCCACGAGCCTGTACACCCTGGTTGCGTTGTTCTTGATTGAACTCAGCCAGTGCACCCGTCAGAGCGCGATTCTCGACTTGCGCGTTCACCGCGTCCAGCAAACTGATACGGGCTTCCAGATCGGCAGCAGACTTGTCCACCGGCTCGGCAACGGAACGGCGCTCAAGTTCGGCCAGATAGTTGGCGCGGGCCTCTTGGGCTTCCAGGTCGGTGATTTCGCCCTTGAGCTTGTCGAAGGCGGCTTGCTGGTCAGCGGTCAGGGTTTTGTTGGCATCCAGCAGCGCGCGCATTTCAGCGACTTTGGCGGCTTTGGCCTCGCGGATTTCGTGGGTCTTCATTATCAAGGTTCCTCATTGCAATAGGGAAAGACTATTGACATTATAACCCTGATAGCTGTACAGGCATACAGTATTTGTGATAGATGCGCCACGGTAACGGTGAAGTAACGCCCGATGCGTTACCGCGCCATTTCGGTACACCTGTACCGATTCGGTACTAGCACCATGCCGACACGGTGCTTATGCGTTGGCATTGCCTCCGGTATGCGTTGGCATTGCGAGCGAAAAAGGGCCGCGCGCTGTTTTCACCCTTGTATTCGCCCTGGAGATACCCGGCAGAAAACCCATGTATATCTGATATGGCTTTGCAACACCCCAAATATCAATCGGATTGCAGCCACCGGGAAATGGTCGCGTGATTCACTCCGACAATGCTTGCTACCTCGCGCTGGCTCCTTCCCTCCTCAATGAGTTGCATCACCACCGGAAATAACGCTTCACGCTTGGCCGCACCCTTGCGGCTTCCACGCGCGGCCTGAATCGCCCGAAACTCAGCGGGGTTAAACCGTTGCCATGTCCATTTTGAAACGCTCCTGGCAATGCTCTTAATCTCGCCATACGGCAGGGGGTTAGTGAATTGCCCATTCAGGGCTTCAGCGGTCATGAGCATGTTCTCTGCAAAGCCGTCATACCCACCGGGTCGCCAGTAATCGCGCACGATCCTGTAAGACTGCTTGCGTAGGTGCTCGAATAGCGTACAGTTGCGGCCTAAACCGGCGTAGTCCTCATTTGCGGCCATACGGCGCAATTCTGACGGCGCGGGAAGGTGACACCATTCGGCCAGATCAGAAAGCCCGTACACGCCCGCAAACGAGCTAGTGCGCCATGCCGGATGCCCTGGGGTTTTGAGTAGACCACCAGAGTATCCGGGGTCAGCCCCCAATCGGCGGCGTGTCCCTTCCTGAATGGCAGCGAGATATTGCAGAGGCTTGATGCGGGAAACTTGCGTTCTCGGCACCGGCACGGCAAGGCCATACGCAAAATGCGCGTGTCCGTTTGCCGGGTTCACCATCACCAGGGTCGGCGGCGCAGCGTGTTTATCCTGCCAGCGCACGGCGGCATCCGGCCGGTCAACATCAAAGCAGAGCCAGCGAACAAGCCCGGCAGTGTTCGGTTGAATATGCGAGTGATTCAGCGCCACGTCACGCGCGCAAATATACTGGCCCTGTTGCGGGCTATCCGTACAGTACGCACGGCGCGGCGCTGTTGCCCGGAATAGCTCCAGGGCAGCAGGCACCGCTGACATGGCTTACCTCGCTGTCTGAATCCAGCGATAACGCTTTACGCGAACCTCACGGCCCCATTTAGTCGGCACCGATTCCCATTCGTCGTGGAATACTTGGCCGTCACCGCGCAGTTCGGCAATGGTCGAATGCAAGCAAAAATCACCGAAAGCGTGAGCCTCAAACCTATTCAGGCTTCGCGTTTTCAGCACGGCCAGAATCACGGCCTTTTTGGTAGAATGGCGGTTAGTGTTGGTGCTCTCGTTGCCGTTGGTAGCGGGGGCATTTTTTTTGCTCATTGTCGCCCCCCTTACGCACGGCTTTCTTCGATGCGGGCCTGAATCCAGCCGCGCACTTCGTCTTCAAGCCACCTCTTTGTGCGCCCGATAGAGACAGGCCGGGGGAAGTCGGCCCCATTCATCAGGTTGTAAATCGAACCTGTCGCCTTGTAGCCGGTCAGGTGTTTGACGGCGTGAATGTCGAGCAAGCGCCCTTGAAAAGAATTACTCATCATTAAGCTCTTTTGTGCTTAGTTATAAACAGGCTTAATGATTGATTTCAAAAGAAAAAGCCGGTAGATCACTCTACCGGCTCAGTGCTCACTCTGCTTGTTGAATGCTCATTGTGCTGGCTCAATGAGGGGTATGTTTCTCCCGTTTTTCCAGTCACGGCACCAGTTTTCTATGCTGCGGACGTTATCCAAAATATCCCATTTCTTCTGCATCGACGAGGCAAACGCTGCTTGGCTATTCCGGGTTCCATACTCTACCTTGCCTGCTTGCCAATCTTTCCAAGCCAGATAAACCCGCTCTTTTGCATACTGCTTTGGATCATTCTCCAGTCGCGCATACGCTGCCTTACGGCTTTGCAATCGTTTCTGGTGATCCATTGCCTTGACATATAACCCTTGAACCTCGTTAACCACGTTGGGACTCATCAATTGCTTAGCAATGAAGTAATCAGTCGAGTCAGGGCCGAATCGCGTCAAAATACGCACTAAAGCCAGCACCTCATTCAAGGTTTCGACCACGGCCTCGTGCTCTCGCAGTCCTTCCGCTTGTGACTCTTCTGCGCGGACATGATAAGCCAGCATATTGAGCATCTCGCGGTACGAGTAATGCTTTTCCAGGTGATCTTCGATCTCTTTGATCTCCCGTTCACTCTCCGCGTGTTGCCTCTCCCATATTCTACGATTTCGGGCGTTTATATACGCATAAACTTCAGGCGTCTTACGGTTACGCTTGCGGATGATTACAGGCTTATTCTCTGACACTATGCTGTCCTCACACCGTCCAGTAAATCAGGTGCCAGCACCAGGGCGGTGGACTATCCGCCTTTTCCCGCCGTCGCGGTAGGTGCTGGCGTAAGGGTTAGCTGTTCAGCAATACGGCCTTGGCCGCGTCTATCGCTTCCACACCGCGCACACGGTCGCGCACCCATGTTTCGAAGATCGGTCGTTCAACTTCGGTCATTGCGTAATCGTACTGATGGGCGATAAACAGACATTCGATAATGCGTTTCTTGACGGGTTGCTGTTGGCCGCGCTCATTTGTGAAGTCATCCAGACGCTGAAGTATGTCAGCGAGCCCCAGCGCAATCAGTTCACCACGTTCATTCACCGCATCAATTTGAATTGGCGTACTGAAGCCAATAGTCGTTCCCAGCATCCGCAGCTTTCCTTGCGGCGCTGGTGGGTCTATAGGCTCGGGAATCGCCAGCGTAGGGGTTATATTGTGGTTAGCCATCGTTTTACTCCTAGTCAGTGAATGATGGTCAGGGGTCGGCGGGCACTGTAACTACCCACCGGCCCCGCTTTGCCTGAACCCGTCAGGCGGCGGTACTGCGAATTGGTGTCACGTCTGCCTGCTTGGCTTCCAGCACCCGGTACAAAGTCATCAGCGCCCGCTGTTTCTCGGGCAGATAGTCGTGGCCGTCATAGTGCCGATCTTGCACACCGCTGATGCCGTGCGATTGCAGACGCCCGCGTATTTCCTTGCTTATACCGTGACGTGATAGCAGCGTCTCCACGCCCGACCTTATGCGCTTGGCCGTGAAGCCCGGCAGGGCTTCGCCCACGGCTTCCTTGGCCCATTCATTCAACGTCGAAGCGTCCACATGCGTAAAGCCCCGATCCGTCGATAGGGCATATTCGCCGCGCTCACCGTCGTCAGTCGGCAGCAGTTCCTCCAGCGCGGCGCGGGCGGCTGGAATGAGGGGCACGATATGCGGTCGCGGCTCAGTTCCGGGACGGCCTTTGCCGTCGTAAATCGTGATTGTGTCGGCGCTTATGTCTTCCAGTTTCAGACGCACCAGTTGTGCGATACGCTGCCCGCCGGTCAGCAGGTGCAAGCGCAGCAGCGCACCGCGCATGCCCCCCATGCCCTTGATCGCCTGCCAGTAAGTCAGCAGTTCGTCTTGCATCAGCGGGTTGCGGTCGGCCCGATTGCCGCGCGCGTTCGGTACGGTGTCGGCGGCGGGGTTGATGGTCACGCCAAAGCCTTTGAATTGCAGCGGAATGGATGCGTCCAGCTTCGCATCCTTGGCCGTCTGATAGGCGGCGCGCAGGTATGAACGCAGTTTGTTTGCCGTGCGCGCTTTGCCAAGTTCAACTAGGCGGCGCATCATGTCGGCCACCTGTTCCGATGTAACTTCAGCCGCCGGTATTCCGGCAGTTTTAGGGAATGGCGTTTTAACGTGGTGGGCGAAGATTGACCGCGCGTCACGGTGCGAAGCACGCCCCAGAGCTTCCAGGCGGTCACAGTACGCATCCAGCAACGCGGCCAGCGTGTACTTAGCGGCTTCCTCGCGGGCTTCCTGCTCCTTGCGTGCCCGCTCCTTTTGGGCAGCCCGCACGGCAGGCAGCCCGCCAGCATCTCGCGTTTCAACGTGTCGTGTTGCCAGCGCAATGGCCGCTTGCTTGGCGGCGGCGATGCTGTAGCCGGTAGCGGTCGGCTTCACTGATTTCGGAGACGCCCGCCGATCGTACAGCCCGATAGGCACTCGCACTGTCTTACTGCCCACGGCACCGCGCCAGTAGAAGCGCACCGGCCCGCTTTTCTCAAGTCGCGCTTCCAGGCTGCCCGCCGGAATAATCCGGCACAGGCGGGTGAAGCGTCCCTGCTCCAGGGTTTTGATGATTTCGTAGGGTTCCGTTCCCATAGTCCGTCCGCCACCGTTTACGTTTTCGTTTACGTTTTTCGATTGTATGGCATTGGATTAGTTTGAACAAACCTAGAAACTTACCCCTTATAAATCAACGGTTTATATTTTTCAAAGAAATTCAAACTGTATAGGGGCAGTCGGACTGTTAATCCGCAGGTCACAGGTTCGAGCCCTGTTCGGGGAGCCACCGAATACCGAAAGAAATCAAGCCCTTGGAATTTCGTCGCCAAGGGCTTTTTTTCTTTGAATGTGACGGTTTATGTGACGCGTCACGTATCCAGTAGTGGCAGCTGCGCTTTCTCGAGAAAGCGCCTTGGTGCCTCAAGTCTACAGCGAAGGCCGCCAGTCAAGTTTCACGGCGAATCTTTCACCGCAGCCCCTTCACCGCAGCCCCTTCACCGCAGCCCCTTCACCGCAGCCCCTTCACCGCAAACCTTTCGCCACGGCTCTTCCATCGCAGATCTTTCACCTCAGTCCAGCAGATCTTTCATGTCGTCGGCATGCTCTTCTTCCACCGCCATGATGTCGATGAGCAAGTGTTTGGTGGTGGGGTCGGTGTCGCCTATGCGTTCTATCATCTGCCGGTAGGATTCTATTGCTATGCGCTCGGCGACCAGGTTGGCCCTGATCATGCTTTTTATGTCCGTGGATTCGTCGTATTCGGCGTGGCTGCGGGCGGC